CAGATTCTTTGGATTGCTGGCTAATGTGCGAAACGGCGAAGGTTTTGCAGGAGTTAAAACGGGCGATGCTGTAAAACCGATTTCAAAATCTCCCACATAGTCACTCAATGACTGGTACGCTACGTTCAATATCTTCATCATCTCCAAACCAGCAGGGTTTCTATCAGGATGATATACAAAGCACAACTTTCTATACGCTGCCTTAATCTCATCAAAGCTTGCACCTTCAACCAATCCCAATATCTGTAATGCTTCGATAGCTTTAATTTTCATACCCACCCCCCCAACACCACCACCAATCCCCAAACCACAGACACAAAACCAATAACCAATATCAACCCATCAAGCAGCTCTATATCTCTCATGATGCAACCTCCTCAGATACATCAAACCCCATTCCCTTAAGGCAATCAACGCAGCAGCCTTGCTCATTCCAATCAATTTTAGCTTCACAGCTTGAGCACTCAATCTTATCCTTAACCTCATAACCCTTCTCAACCAGCCAGTCATGGCATTCTCCACACACATAACCAACCATTCCTACATTGCGCCCGCTATCACACAACAAACACGGTAAATCCATCTTAAACTTTATTTCTTTATGTTTTGTCATCTCTAATGCTCCAGTATTAAGTCATGCACTATGCACGCTTGCAGGCATAATCTCATACTTCCTTATGCGCGTCAACAGGCTTAATAATTATTTTTTACGTAACCATGTTTAAGGTTGTGTAGGGTTGGGCTGGGGGTTATTGCTTTGGACGACCGCTTTTGATCTTCAAAAAGCTACCATTTTCATAGATTCAAAACGCAGAAACGGGAGGGCGCAAACCGGGGGAAGGGGGTGCAGTTGGTGATCCGGTCCTACAAAACACTTTAGCCTATTTTTCCAGTCGTTTTTGGGTCTTTTTTTAAAATCAAAAACGAAAAGCGTCTGCCAAAACGAACACCAATTAAAACTAAACTCCCCCCTAATTCCCGAAGAAAGTCGAGATGCGATTAAGGAATTTTCACAGAGAAGTCTCATAGATTTTAGGAGCC